TCAGAAGATGGAGAAAAAATGCCTTTACCATCGGGTTCTTATGCTACACAAGATGGTGTATCTATGGAAGTTGTAGATGGCGAAGTTGTTTCTATATCTAAAGAAGAAGCAGTAGAAGAAGCAAAATCAGAGGACAAAAAAGAAGATGAAGAAGAAATGTCATCTGAAATTGACTTATCTGCATATGCTACTAAAGAACAACTTGTAGAGGCACTTAGTTCTTTACACACAGAACTATCCGAAATGATTTCAAAGGTTGTTTCAGAAAATGAATCTTTAAAAGAAGATTTAGAAAAAGTATCTAAAATGTCGGCTGAGAAACCGGTAACACACAATCAAACAAATCTTTCAACAGAAGAAGTATCTTACAATACTGGAAACAGAGCATTAGATATGATTCTAAAATTAAAAAACGCAAACTAATGAACAAAAATTATAAATTTAAATCAGCAAAATACGAATTAGCTGACAACATTGTAGTTGCACAAAATACGTATGCCGGTGTATTATCTTTACCTTATTTAGCACCAGCCGTTAAATTGGCAGATTCTGTTGCTAATGGGTATGTAACAGAGTTAGATGGTATTACTTCAAAAGCAGTAGTAAATACTCTAACACCGGGTACAATGATTAAGGCTGCCGGTTGTGATTGGGATAACGACCCAACTACATTATCATTAGGTGAATCAGTTCTTGAAGTTACTGACTTGATGGTAAACGAAAGAGTATGTCGTAAAACAATATACCCAACTTGGATTGGTGCTGGATTTAGTGGTCGTAATGGTGCTATACCATCTGACTTTGCTTCATTCTTAGTTAGTACAGTTGCTAATAAAACGGCAGAAGAAGTAGAAGATAGAATTTGGAAAGGTGGTGCATCGCCAACATTCAAAGGATTCTTATCTAACGATGGTGTATTTGATAGACCCGGTTTAGCAGCTGGTCAAATGGCAATTGCAGGTGGTGTAAATGGTCAAGCAATTACTGCGATTACTGCATTAAATGTTATAGAGGGATTCGGTAAAGTTTACGCAAACGGAAATGCTAATTGTCCGGGTATTATGGGTAAAGCTGATACTCAGTTCTTAGTAAACCAAAAGACTTTCGGTTTATATATGCAAGCTTTAGGAGAATCGGGATTGTTACAAGGTGTAAATCTTAGAGGTACAGACCAATCGTTTGGTTCTTTAGTATATTTAGGTGTGCCAGTAAATGTATGTCCGGGTATGCCCGATGATGCAATTATCTTATGTCAATCTTCTAACTTATTCTTCGGTACTAACTTAGGTACAGATATGACAGAAGCTAAATTAATTCCATTCTATGAATATGATGGTTCTGACAATGTTGGTATCTCTATGAGAATGGCAATTGGTGTTCAAATTGGTGTAGCATCTGATATTGTACTAGGTACAACGGCAGCGATATTACCAGCTTAATTATAAACTTTTAAATACTAAAAAATGGCTTGTACAATTTCAACAGGAAAGGCGAGGTACTGCAAAGTGCAACCGGGTGGTATAGACAAAGTTTATGTAATTGCAAGATTTGATGCTGCAGCAGCTAAAACTTTAGCACTAGATGGCACAACTAATGTACTTACTGCAACAAATGGTTTAACATCTTATGATGGAAATCCGGGAACATATTTTCAATTTGATACAGACCCTTACCTAAGTTCACTAAATCAAACGATTGTAGTGAATGAGGGTGGTGGAGTAGGTTATCAGCAAGACTTGGAATTAGTCTTTAAAGGTGTGTATGGAAAAGCAGATAAGACTTTTAATAATCTTGCAAATGGTTCTTGGCAAATAGTTGTAGAGGATAACACGGGTACATTGTACTTTTGTGGTCTTAAAAAAGGTATGATTGCTACTGGTGGTTCTTTTGGACACAATGGCGATAAAGCAATATCTGATAATATGGCTTATACCTTACAATTTCAAGCAATAGAATTAGAACCAGCACAAAATTGTGGTAATTTAGCTAACTTTAGCGACCAAGGAGATGTTACAATTAGTGCAGCACAATTAGATGGTGCTTGATAATTAACATTCTGTTTTGTTTTATATATATGAGAGGGTAGGTAGGTAATACTTACCCTTTCTTTCATTAAAGATTAAAATTATGGCAAGGCTAAAAGTTAAAAAAGAGTTGATAGGTGCAGAGATTAAAATAAACCCATCACTTACTTTAGTGTTTTCTGAATATATGTCAGATAGTGAATACCAATTTGCACTTAAAGAATACCCTAGGTACTTTGAAAAATCAAAAAGTAAAGGTAAAGGTAAAAGTAAATCAATAAATTTAGGTGGATATGATTCAGATAAATAGCAACTATGGTTTGAAGTCTATTTTTGCCAATGTTTTTAAGAATGTTGAAAGTGTAAGCGTTAGTACAACAGAATTTACACCGGATTCTTTACATACAAATTTAGCTAATAACAATTACAAGCTATTTATTACCAATCAATTAACTGGTAAAGTATTTTCTACTTTCTTAACCTATGATTATTCTAATACAAGAGGTGCATATTTTACATTTGAATTAGGCGATGGTTCAAATAACACATTATTGATAGATGAATTAGGTACTTTTACTTATGAAATATTCAATATGACTAATACAACTGAACCAGCTGACAAAATAAACGTATTAGATAGAGGTTTATTTCGTATATATAATAATGTTACCTTTGAAGATAGTTACTTTGATGCTGACAAACAAACAATACCTACAACAAAGGTATATAAACCATCTTAAAAATGAGTGAATTATTACAACTAGGTAAAGGACACGAATACATTGATGATACAGAGGTAATAAAGCAAGGAGACCCATTTGTATCTTATGGTCAAAAGAATGATTATCCGGATTACCTTATAGATTTATACCAAAAATCAGCAGTTCATAATGCACTTTGTAATTCAATTGCAACTTGGGTGTATGGCGAGGGTATTACAAGCCCACAAATGCAAACTAAGGCTGAATCTTGGGCTAAATTTAATGCATTGTTTGAGGGTGGAATAGGTAAAAACACTATCCAAAAGTGCATATTAGACTTAAAAGTACACGGGGGTTATTACCTTTCTATATCATATTCAGTAGATAGAACAACAATAAGCGAAGTAAACCATATACCATTTGAGTGTATGAGGGTAGAACCGGAATTTAACGGAGAAGAAAGCGAATTTTACCTATATTCTAAGAACTGGGCAGATTATAAGACAGTTGGATACAAAAAGGTTAAATCTTTCGACCCAAATGAAAAGAAATCATACCCAAATCAAATAGCTTGTTTTAAAGCTTATTCAGTAGGGCAATATTACTATCCAAAACCCGATTATCAAGGTGGAATTAATTACATTGAACTTGATAAAAATGTATCTGAATTTCATTTAGCAAATATAAAGAATGGTTTAGCACCATCTTTTATGATTAATTTTTCTAATGGTATTCCATCAGAAGAAAAACGTAGAGCAGTAAAGAATCAAATAGAACAAGAATTAGCCGGTGCAAGTAATGCTGGTAAATTTATTGTTTCATTCTCAGATGATAGAAATAACTCCCCCGAAATAACTGTAATGCCCCAATCAGATGCAGATAAACAATATGAGTTTCTATCTAAAGAAATAACATCAAAAGTGATGATTTCGCATAGGGTAGTATCGCCTAGATTGTTTGGTGTAAATGCTGATGGGGGTGGTTTGGGTAATAATGCAGATGAATTAAGAACTGCATCAGTATTATTTGAAGAAAATGTTATTGATAATTACAGAGATTTATTAACTGAATCTTTTGAATTAATAATGTTTGAAGCTGGACAACCTTTAAAGTTAGAATTTGTTTCTAAAAATCCATTTGAACAAGAAGAAAATGTTAAAAGAGATGTAGAAGAAATAGAAGCATCTAAACACGAATTTAAAAGTATTAGCGATATAGATACCAAACCAACAAAAGGAATGGTAGAAGAAGCTAAAAAGGGTTTAGAATGGCGTAGAGAATACAGCAGAGGTGGAACAGAAGTTGGTGTAGCAAGAGCAAGAGATATATCCAATGGTAAAAACCTTTCAATATCATCTATAAAAAGAATGTACTCTTTCTTTAGTAGACACGAAAAAGCTACTAAGAAAGGTAAGGGCTTTAAAATTGGCGAAGATGGTTTCCCATCAGCTGGTCGGATAGCTTGGGCATTATGGGGTGGAGATGCAGGTTTTAGTTGGGCATCAAAAAAAATCAAAGAAATAGATAATGTAGAAAACTTATCTGTTGAAGTTGATATGACAGATGAAGACGAAAATACTTGGTTAGAATATTTAGCTGATAAAGGCGAAAAGGTAAATACTGATGAATGGGAGTTGTTGGAAGAAACGGATGTACTAGACCCGGAATTAGAAGCTGAAACACATAATACACCATACAACTTTTTTAAGCGATATGCAGACCCGGATTCAAAGTCTAAAATAGATAAAGGGCTTTATAAAATAAGATACAGATACTCAGAAAACTTATCTAAAAATAGCCGGTTATTTTGTAGAAATATGGTAGCCAATGCAAAGATGGGTGTATCATATAGATTTGAGGATATAAACGAAATGTCAGCTGATGGAATAAATGGAGAATTTGCTGAAAGAGGTAAATCAAAATATTCTATTTGGTTGTACAAAGGTGGTTGTTACTGCCATCATAAATTCGTTAGACAAGTTTGGTTCAGAAAAAGAGTAAAAGGTAAGTTTTTACCAAACAAGGGCTTGGATAACGATAAAGATGTAACAAATCAAGAACCAAAAGGTGCTGGATTAAGGAATGCTAAAGGTTGGAGAAAAGCAAATACACGAACAATAGATATGCCAAATAGAGGTAAAGTAAACTAAGATATGGAAGCTATACAATTCACAGAAGAACAAAGAAGATGGGCAGAAACATCTTTACAATTAGGTACTATTGCTAAATCTTTGAGTGGTAAACAAGAAGAAGCAACCAATAATAATTTCATTGGAGAAAGTCTTATTAAAAATGGTTATTTTGACCAAACAATACCGGGTAGTAAATCGCCAATATTAGGTAATGAATTAATACAGAACGGAAACTTTGAAGAAAAAGGTGCTGAATTGGTTACGAATGGGGATTTTTCTACTGATTCTGATTGGACAGAGGGTGCAGGTTGGGATATAGATGAAGTAAACAATAGAATAACTAGAACTGCCCAAAGTGGGAGTACAAGTGCATCTCAAGATGTCTCTTTTGTAAGTGGTAAAAGTTATATTATTACATATACTTTAGATGTTTCAGCAGGTTCATTTTTAATTAGATTAGGTGGAGATGGAGTTAAAGATACACCTGCAAGAAGTGTAGATGGTACATATACAGAAGTTGTTAATGCTAGTGGAAATTATGATATATTAAATTTAAGAGCATCTGATGGCACTTTTGCAGGTTCTATTTCGAATGTATCCGTAAGACAACTAGACACAAATAATAGATGGACAATTGGAAGTGGTTGGAGTTTAGGAGATGGATATGCAGAAAATAGTACAAGTGCAAGTAGTTCAAGTTATTTACAATCTGATAATATTACATTAACTAATGGTGCTTTATATCAGATACAATTTGACTTAGATATAATTAGTGCAACAACAACAACAATAGGTTTAAGTGGTACTGGTGCATTTGGTCAAATAGATACATCAGATAGGTTTTTTACAACAAGTGGTACAAAAACTATTGAAGCTTTTTATAGTTCATCAAAGCCAAATTATTTAAGATTTGTAGGTGGTGCTAATACTAACTATAAGGTAACTAACATATCATTAAAATTAATAGAAGCAGTAGATATTGATTTATGGGAAACTGTTACTAATTCATTAGATAGTACAATTGTATTTAGTAATGGGTTTGTTACTTTAGATTATGATGGTACAGATGGTAGTTTAGCAATAAGACAAAGTGATATATTAACTATTAATGATAACTATACAGTTGTAGTAGATTATCAAATGATAAGTGGGGAAGCAAAAGCTTTATTAGGTGCAACGGCAGTAACATTAAATTCATCTACAAGAGTAACTCAAACATTTAATGCACAATGTACAAGTTCAGATGATTTTGCTATTGCAAGAAAAACAGAAGGTCAAGCTATGAAAATGGTTGTGTATTCTGTTGCAGTTTACAAAATAGATAATTCAGATTGGACACTTGGTTCTAATTGGTCAATTGATAGAGGGCAAGGTTTAAAAGGTAGTGGTGCAGGGAACAACAATGCAGTACAATCTTTTACTGCCGTAGCAACAAAAACATATAGAGTAGAATATAAAATATCAAGCTATACACAAGGTTCAGTAAGGGTACAAATAGGTGGTACAAATGGGACTGCAAATGCTAGCGTAGGTACTTTTATAGAAAATGTAGTTGCAACAAATACCGGAGATATATCAGTACAAAATGTACAAGTTGGTAGTGATAATTTTATAGGAACTATTGAGTACATTAAAATACAAAGTGGTGAGCAATCTGATACGTTAGATATGACAGACCCTGCACCGAAAGCATTGTGGATAGTTGCACCGGGTAATCTAAAGGTAACAACTATGGCAGGTGATGTTACAACAATAAACGACTTAGAAGCTGATACATTTATAGATTGGTTAAGAATCAAAAAGGTTTGGCTAACTGGTACAACAATAACTGATATTATAGGGATTTACTAAAACATAAAAAAATGGCAGCACTTACAGAAGAACAATTAAGATGGTCGCAAAGTTCAGACCAATTAGGTAATGTAGTTAAATCTATAACACCGGAATTTAGCGATTCAGCTGATTTACTAGACCCAGCACCAAAGGCAATATACATACAATCCGGTGGTAATTTAAAAGTTGATACAATGGGTGGTACAACAGTTACAATCAATGGCATACCCGATGATAGTAAAATAGATTGGCTTAGAATTAAAAAAGTTTATGCAACTGGAACATCAGTTTCTAATGTAAAGGGAATATATTAGCCTATGAATGCACAAGTATTATTTATAGATGCTGATTATATCAAGGCATATAGTCAAGTTGGTGGTAATGTAGATGAAAAATACTTTTTGTCTGCAATACTAACGGCACAAGACAAGTATATACAACCGATTCTTGGAACTAATTTGTTTAAGGATATACAAGCTAACATAGAAGATTTAAATTCAGCTAACACAAACTATCCAGCACTAATGAATGACTATATTCGAATGTGTACAATGAGATGGGCTTTAGTAGAATTATATCCTTATTTATCAAACAAACTTTTAAATAGTTCTATTGCACAAGTATCCGGAGATAATGCAACACCAATATCTAAATCAGAAGTTGATGCTCTTATTAGCTTAGAGCGAAACAATGCACAATTCTATTCTGAACGAATGATAGACTATTTACAAGCAAATACAGACTTGTACCCAAAATACAATAGTATTGCATCATCAGACCAAATGCAACCGATGTACTCAGCTTATTATGAGAATGGGCTTACAATTAGTGGTTCATCACATAGGGATTGGCTAAATAAAATAAATTGTTGTAAATAATGGGCAGACCAAAAGGCAGTAAAAACAACAAGGAAGAACACAAAGAGAAACTGAGAGTTTACCTTGAAAAGCAAAACAAAAGATGCAAGAAAAATTAGATGTTGCAGTATTCAATAGTATTAATGTTGGTGCTTTAGGTTTAACATTTATAGAAGTTGAACAAGCTTTAACAATATTAGTTCTATTATCTGTTTTAGTGTATAACATTAAAAAGATATTTAGCAAAAATGATTAAATATTTTATTAAAGAAGAATTTACTTGTGATGGTAAAAATTGTTTTGATAAAGTAAACAAGAAATCATTAAGTAAATTAGATTTAGCAAGAGAATTTGCTGGCATACCATTTACGATAACAAGTTCTTGGAGAAGTAAATCATACAATATGGAAATAGGTGGTGCAAATAATTCAGCACATTTAAGAGGAACTGCATTTGATATAGCTTGTATGAGTTCACACCAAAGAATGGTAATTGTATCAGCTTTATTAGAAGCTGGATTTACAAGAATAGGAATAGCTAAAACATTTATTCACGCAGATGATGATATTGAATTACCACAAGAGGTAATTTGGTTATATTAATGTATTGGAAAATTAGCATAGGATTTTACACAGGTTTATTAATAGGGTTTTACACCCAAAAGTTTGATGATGGTATTGGGCATTATGCTTATTTACCTTTTTGTTTCATTTGTTTAGATATTTATTATGATTGAATTTATTTCCCTTAACTGGGGCGAGTTATTAGTTGGTTTGATGGCTTTTGTTAAGGTTGTTGTAAACCTTACACCAACAGAAAAAGATAATGCCGTATTTGGCAAGTTAGATACCTTTATTAACTTCTTTATCAAAGACAAATTAAAATGATATATACTGCAATACCATTAATAGTGATTATAGTAGTGTTTAGTTTTCAATATTTGATTTGGTTATATGAAGAAGAATAAAGAAAAAACTAACGAAGAAAAACAAGCTGAAATAATTGCAAGAGAAACTTGGGATTCTTGGATACTAGATTTAGAAGAACAAGAACAACCAGCTTGTAATATTGAAAATCAAGAAGATTGCGAAAATTGTGGAAGCTAAAAAACTGAGCTGAATAGGATTATTAATCGGCTCACTACTAAAACAAGTGTAAGATGGATTTACGAGATATTACGATAAAGATTGAAGATTATATTAACAAACGAGTAATCGAGGAATTAGAGGTAATCATAAATAACCTTGATTCGCCTTGGGATAGAGATATGGTAAGAAAAAGAATCAAAGAGCAACCATCTTGTGATATTAAAAATCAAGTAGATTCTGAAAATTGTGGTTCTTAAAGAAGCTATTAAATCAATAGGTAAAATATC